ATGCCTGTGACAGAGCTCAAATTACTAGTGCGTCACTTAAGACCTCATGTCTGTATGCTACGGCCGGAATAGAGGATCCCAATCGTTTTAGAACAGCCAATGCATTAGTTGTCGTGCAGAAATGGATTCTGAATTATGTTGCATTATCGACGATATTAGATGCACTTTTGTATAGATCACCAAAGATATTCCGTGGTGTTGGGTCAAGGAACTTTGTTATTTATTTCTTGACCATATTTGTGTCGATGTTTCGTTGGATTTTTGACGTTTTCAGACAATTGTATCTCGTATTCGTTGGAATTAGAGTAATTGCGTTTTATTACACACCGCTGAAGAAATTTGCGTTTTTTGTGTATTTTTGGTTTGAATTGTTGCTTTTGGCTTGTTATGTTTCGTGGAAGACATTTAGAATTGACGTTATTAAGTTACGTTTGCCCAGCCAGTATAAACAGTACTACCAAGGAGCGTCAAGCTTGATGGCCAACACCAAGTTGCTCATACGTAAAAAGATACAGAGTTATCATGCGCGATACCGTTTGGCAAAGTTTGTCGCAAAGCGAGCCACAGCAAAGGTCAAAAGCATGATTGCCAGGAAGAAGAAGCAAGTGACTAAGTCTGGTGTCAAAATTCTGCGTGGATGTTATACAGCAATAAAAGAACCCGTGGATATGACGCACAACAATAATGTTGTAGACTCGAAATATTTTGTTGACGGCAAGAGAGTGACTGTGGAAACATTCAAGAGATCCCATTATTGGGAAAAACCTGGCGTTACGGAGACGACTTATCCGCAAACGGGGCCCGAAGTGTTTTGCGAAGGCAAAGTTGTGCACACTTATTCGTGGTTAGGACGCAGCTTTAATAATTTGATGTCCGCATTTTTTAGCAGACATGTGAAGACGAGGCTGGAAGCGAACCCAGCTATGGTCGGTGACTTCAAGGTGTTTTGTGCGCAGGAATTTGAAAGATACAGCACTAAATGGTCAGAGCTGACCGAGAAATATATAATGCCAACACCTGAAGAATGGGTTAATAGTCATAAGTCGTGGTCAGATGGTAAGAAGAAAAAGTATCTCAAAAATATTCTACATCAGACGAGGTGCGGGATCAGTGTTAGAATACCAAGCTACGATGTTATGGTCAAATCACTCGAAGAAAATTTTACGAGAGACATTATAGCTATACTCCCGACGGACCCGAGACTTATATGGTGTGCTCCGAAAAATAAATGCGGTTTACTGAATTACGCTCAACAAATAGCATTATTTGTTTTAAGAAGCAGTTTGCCTCAATTTGTTCATGCTACGAATAACAAAAATTTGGAGGCCAAAATAAACGGTATGGGGCTTGATGACACTTGGTATGCTTTGTCATTGGACGGAAGTCGTTATGATGCTCACCAGTTGTGGAAACTGATTAAGGCAGTTGATATTCAATTTTGGACTATTATGATAGAATCAATTGCTGTAAAACTGAAGTGGAGCGACAAAGTTAAAAAATCAGTTATGGACAGTATAAGTGTTTCAGAGGCCAATGCCTCGTTTAGATGGAAGGGTAAGGTAGTCATGATCCAGAAGATCAAAGGTACCACCTATAGTGGTGATCCGTTAAGAACTACCCTTGGTAACACTTTGCGCTCGATCATGTACATTTTGTATGTCATGATGATAGGCGGTTTTACGAGTGACCAAGTCAAATTTCTTGTTTCAGGTGATGATGTCCAAGTTTGGGTCAAGAAAGACTGTGCTGAAGCTTTTGTCCGAGCTCTTCGACGCGTCTTCCATGATGCCATGGATGGCAGGCACGGTTTGGGACAATGCTTAAAGAGTATCGAGTTGAATCCGTGGTGGATGATAAATTTTTGCAGTAAGAGAGGCGTTTTGGTTGGTGGCCAACTTAGATTGATAAGAGACCTGGCGAAATATCTGCTTAGAGGTCGCAACTATAGCGGAAGTAGCGGAGCCCTCGCTAGGAATCCAAAACAACATGCCACATTGTGTGGTTTGTCCGATGCAATGTGGGCATCGAGACTGCCCTTTTTGCAGGAAATTTGCATGTCCAGGATAAGGATGGGAGCGGGGACGATAAACAAGTTGTTGTTGAAAGCTAGACAGATGTTAGGTAGTATATCGATGACGAAATCAACAGAGTTGGATGGTTTGCACTTGTTAGACTCGCTAGCCAGGATTTACGGTGTGTGTCGTTTTAAGATGGCGGCCATGTTTGGTGCTTATGCTGAATTGAACAGCATTGGTGATGCAGTTGACGTGCCAGTTAGAATATTGTTCGGCACCAAGATGACCTGCAGGCACACCGTATTGTGGTATAAAATAAGTAAATTGATGAATCAAACTTTAAGACAGAAAAATATAAAACTGGCCAATAAAAATATTGGTAAGAATGTGGGCAGAAATGCCAGGAGAAATGCGTTAAAGCGACTTCGGCTGGGTGCCACAGGTCTGGCTGGGGTCACTAGACGTGTTCGTGGGATCAGATTGAGACCCAACCGACAAGGTGTAAACAAACAATATACTCAATCTGAGATGACGGGAAATTCATTTGGGAAGGTAGGATCGATGGTCCCATTTATGCATGTGCAACCAGTTCAGGCTGATGCGCAAAATGAATTGAGGGCTATGAAAACAAATCAGATCGCTAGTATGAATCGTTTTGGTGGCAGTTCGTTAAAACCGCCAGCAATAACCAATTCACTTAACACTTCAGAAATTGGTTATTTGAGGTCATTGGTAGATCCTTTTGACGACTCGCAGTCTAGAATACCTAATATATATCCTATACCCACCTCATTGTTCCGCGTTCAAAACACAATCAATGTTACTGCTGGTCCGAGCGGATTTTGTGTTGGTTATTTGGCTCCTTGGTCGCTTTCGGCTACTTTGCAGTCAAATGGATTGATAGCGAGTGATGTGGCTCAGTGGGGCTTCGATCCAACTGTTGGAGGAGCTGATGTTGGCTCCACATCTAGAGTGATCAACATATTGGATCTTTTGTATCAGGGTGCTGGAGCGGGATTTTATGCGAGTAGTGATGTTAACGCAGTGATGTCGAGATTTAGAGTTGTTTCGGCTGGCATCAAAATTGTCAATACCACAGCCATCGGAACAAGAGCAGGTTTTATAACTACGGGTCATTCGTTGGAAAGACTAAATCGTGTAACAAGTAGTTTATTGAGAAACCTGCCCACCTCAAGTACGACAAACTGTGATGAACCACATGTCGCCACGTATGTGCCTCATGACCCTAACTGCTTTGACTTTTACGGTTATTCGGCTCAGTTGATTGCTCTCACATTTCAGTGGCAAATGGTTAGCACTGTCAGTGTCGATCAGCAGAATATAAACCAAATTCCAGAAGACATTGAAGATAATTATGTTTATTGGGCTATTTCGGGAGCAGCGAATAATACATTTAGTATTGAATATGTTATCAATTATGAATATGTTCCCGGACCAGCCTATGTTCAGACTACTAACCCAATTATTACAGATCGTGGGAATAGTCAGAAAGCAATTGAAGCGCTGGTTACTGCTCCACCTAGCAGTTCGTTGTGGGATAATTTGAAGTCAGCATTCGCAGAGGTCGGTACCAGAGCTTTAGACTTCATGGGAGCCTACGCAGCCAAGGCTGTTGCTGGGCTGGTGGCGGCTTTGTAGCCGCGGCGGTCGGGTAGCGACCGTATGGATGATGTTAATATGCGCCACGCGCACCTGTCGAGATTACTCCAGG